CCTCCTCCGATGTATTCCGGACGTTGGAGACGAGCATCAGGAGAGATGACACCAAAGTGAGAACGAATAATTTCAGTATATCGAGTACCACCGCGAGCGTCTCGCTCAAGTAATTTTTGAATCTGAAATGATTGACGTAATTGATTAATTGTTGCAGCAGTAGCTTGAGAGAGATCAGCATATAGTCCTGAAACACCAGTTGTTACAACACCGAGACCACGCTCGGCGGTTGGAGGAGAGCCAGTAATCGTAGCACCAGGGGCTACGTTATAAGCGTTTGTAACTGCTGAAGTAAATATTCCAGAGCCAGCAGTATGAGTGTATAAACCGAGGTCAGCAGATCCATTTGTAAGTCCTAAAGTTTTTCCTGTTCCATATACAGGGGCAGAAGATCCAAGAGGTAAAGCGACAGATGCGCCTTTTTGTGGCCAAGGTAATGCAGATGTAAAATAGTCTTTACGTTTGCCACGTTTTAATAATGTGTAGTTAGAAGCAGTATCAGGACCATCGCCAGTATCTACGGTAACGGAGTTTTGTAAGTTTTCATCTCGGAACCATTCGTTCCAGATAAGGTTGTAAGCACGTGGCCAGAAAGCACAGTGACTTACGGTTTGGCCGGCAGTTACCTGACCGGCAGTAGGCAAGCCCATATAGTCTTGCAAGGAGCCTATTGCATAGCCTCCAGAAGGTGACACCTGTTGTGGGACTACATAAGAGATTGAATCCGATGGATTCGCTTGTTGCCCCATAAATTTTTGCCAATTTGACCAAATTAGGCGATTGGGGACAAAGAAGAAGAATGAGTCCAGAACCATATTATCCATAATTGGAAATAATGGTGTAGACAGACGGGCAAAAGCCGTCATGTTTAGTTTAAAGGTATCGCCCGGTAGAACTTCGTCTACATATACAGGGACGAGATTACCAGCATCGAACGTAGTTTTATGAGTTGATTGGCAGTCGAATGAACTTCGTGGGATGTCTGCCTTTGGGATCATCGTAAATTGATGAACATTTACCGATTTATTGCGATGCATGGATTTTTAGCTCCGTGGGTTGTTGGGTGAGAAATGTACCATTTCTCTACCCTTGGTTTTCTTAAGCAGTTTTGACTTGTTTGCCTAAGGTTAATAGTTTTGGTTGATCATGTAAAGAGAATAGACCAGTATTGTCATCGAATTCGCCTAATTCATACAGATCGAAATCGTCTGAGTGGTTATACATTTGATTGTCTTCAGCAGCACGATTAATTTCGTCTGAGAAGGAGCGAATAGCGATTCCAGTAGAAGGCACGAACATTGGTCGGCCATAAGCGTCAGCAGCGCGGTCTTTTACAGTACATAAGGTTAATTTCATGAGGTTGTCCTTTTAAGTGAGGGTACGTTTAAGTTTTTGAAGTTTTGCTTGGGTAACTTGCTCTTTAACGGCAAGTCTTTCCCAAGTATTGTCTTCGAGGTTAAGTTTAGCACGTTGTTCACGTTTGTAAAGTAATTCATCATATTCATAAGGATAGTCAGTTTTATATTTTTTGTCATAGAATTTTGGAGGTCTGACTTTTTTGCCACGAACTACAACGTAGTCGTGAGGATATACGTCGGAACGATATTTTTTGTACCACTCGGCGCCGATTCCCGGCTTTAAGGACATTTTATTGTATTCAGATTGCATCTGAATAATTTCGCCTGTGTCCAGGCGTGAGTATTGATAGTGTTTATGTGCTTCTTTACCAGTTTGTTTTTTCATAATGTATCTAGCCACATATGCAGCTGATTCAAAGTTAACATCTCCAATGGAGGAATAACCAAATGGCCAGAGAGTTTCAAGGTCTTTGGATCTATATATGAGAGAACCAGAGGAAGTCCTTTTCCATAGTTTCTTATCATGAAAGTCGAATCCGAAGATACAGGCATGGTAGTGAGGTCGGCCGAAGTTTTCGCCATATTCTCCAGCCATGTAATAGCGTATTGTTGAAGTTGGATATCGTTTTCTGAGTCTTTTAATAAAGAGTTGGAAGTCTCTATGATGTAGCGATTGATCGCTTGGGAGATGTGTGTCGTCATAAGTGAGGGTAATGAAGCAGTTATTTTCGTGCATCTGGGCTTCATGCATGCAACGCATAGCCCATTGACGAGATTTTTCAAGCCTGCAGCCAATACATTGTCCGCAGGGGATTTGGAGGGAATGACTTACGTCAATCCCTCTGTTTCTGACGCTTTTCGTATCCGAAAAGACGAGTTTAGTTTGATTAGCGGCTTTATAAGCCGTAATAGGATGATAACAAGGCATGTGAGGTGCCTGGGGACTTTATTAAAGTCTCCAGCCTCCACGCTGTGGGGCTTTTTGCATGTTTGCAGCCTTAGTGCGTTTTGCGTGATGACGGAAGTTCTTAGCAGACTTCCTTTTTGATACAGATCTACGATGTAATGTACGCATTTTATTGTCCTTGGTTGATCATATTTTTGTGGTTGGTGTCACCTAGCACAGTTACATCAAGTAGGTAACTGTGCTTCCGTGATTTCAACAGGGGTAGAAACCACGGGTTTAGGGTCTACAAGACCCAATTTTTCGGCTTCCGCACGATTGGCATCATTAGCCAAGAAATCGATAAGATTTGCAGGATCGTTCATGAATCGTGAACGAATATCGGCCGGTAAGGTCATGAAACCGTCCTCAGCCGCGATAACGGCATTAAGAGCTGACTGGTAATCTTTAATACCAGTGAAATCGCCATAGCGAGGCGATAATGGGGCTTCTGGCAGTAAGCCAGTAATATTGAATTGACGAAGAATGTTATTAATATCACATTCGTCTTTGTAATGCTGCTGAGCCAGAGATGCGTCCTCACAACGCACCCCTGACTCATTTGACGCAGCATTTGTATCATAGTTGTATGCAGTACGTAAAAACGGAGTTTTCATTTTAATTACCATGGTTTGAGCGCCTTTGCGGCAGAGTTAACGACTTTTCCAGCGTCGGAAGCATATGGCCTTATTTTGCCATAAGCGGATTTAGCAACGTCTTCATCAGGAGATCGAAGATTGGTAGATTGTTGAACATTACGAGCGTTAGCGTGAGAAAGTAAAGCATTAGCACGGTTAACGATAGATTGAGTAGAAGCCTGTTCAGTCTGTTCACGTAATAATAATTCGGTTGCGACCTCATTCTTGAATTTTTGAGAGATGTTTGGCATAGCCAATATGATCGAAGCAGTTTCAGCATCTGTTTTCTTAGCCTGTTGTTCAGTGAGGGTTGTATTAGCAACAGTCTGGGTAGCTTGTTCCGATTTTAAATTTGTATCGGCAGCAAGCGCAGAATATTGAGCGCCAGAGGCTACAGCAGAAGATACGGGACTCTTAAAGTTAGCGGAGGACACCTGCCCCATAGCACCAGTTGGGGTACCCGCTCCACCTTGAGAAGCAGCAAGCATAGGGTTTAACCCAGCTTTTTTCATATCTTCCATAGCAGTTTGATATTGAGTAGCACGCATACGCTCTTGAAAGTCCATTTGCTTTTGCGCTTGTTCAGCAGAAGCGGCATTAGCCGCTTGAGCTATATCCCAAGATTTTTGGTTGGTTTGCTGTTGCCCTATAAATCCAAGGGCACTACCAGCAATACCAGAGACCATTGATCCTATATCCATGATTAGAAATGATCAATTAAGCCAGGTACAGAGTACATAGGCATTGGACGAGTCTTTCTGCAATCAAAGAAAGAATCAAAGATGAATTGTTGTCCGTTGGCGGCAGAGCCTACAGCTACTACACGCTCAACGGGAGGATTATCAACGATAAATGTTGAATTAAGTGTAGGAACAGAGGTGAACTTTTGGGCAAGATGCCATGCGTCAATAGTACCAGCAGCAGTAGAACGGAATAAAGAGGAAATGCGAGAAGGATTATAGCGGTATTCGGCCCAGCGTTCTTGATAGCCAAATACGTCATTATCAGTAGAAGTACCAGTAACATAAATTTCCTTATTGAGGACGGCTTGTTCGCCTAAGGTTGCAAATGCTGGGAAGTAGAAATCGTAGCGTGTACTACGAGACCACATTTTGGATAGACCTTGTTGATAAGTAAGGTCAGCACGAATTGATACCAATCCGATAATTACACCATGCTCAGTAAATGATTGAGTAAATCCATGATTATGAGCCAGGGCAGTACCCATAGCAGCAAGTGTACCGGTAGGGGTAGTGCCGCCAGTAAGTCCCGTCGCACTTGTTTGAGCGATCGGGTTAATGTTGATAGGAGTCGAACCTCCTCCGATGTATTCCGGACGTTGGAGACGAGCATCAGGAGAGATGACACCAAAGTGAGAACGAATAATTTCAGTATATCGAGTACCACCGCGAGCGTCTCGCTCAAGTAATTTTTGAATCTGAA